TTTGTACGCCGGGCTGGCTGCTGCAAAAACCGTGTCAATCCCTCGGAGCAGTTCTAAGACCCGGAGCAAAACAACGTCCTGCTCAGCCCGTTCCGATTCGGCGGCGATTGATTCGGTTTGAAAACGTAGCGCGTCCTGCTCAAACGATTCGCGCAATTCCCCAAAGCTATGTTCCAGAAGAAGAAGGGTTAAGACTTAAGTGGGCAGGTTGAATGTGCGAAAGTATCCACGCTATTACGTCAACCGTCCAGCCATTGCCAAGCATACGGTAACGCTGCGAGTCAGACACAAATGCTGTGTAATTGTCCGGCACGGTCTGCAAGCGCTCAACCTCAACGGGTGTTAACCTGCGGTACAGTTGCCCGTCTGAAATAATGTCCATGTCGCTGTGATTGCCGCCGCTGTGCGCCCAGGCGGTAAAGCACGATGCCTTTGTTTGGTTTTTTTTCAGGTTGCCAATCGTGTCAAGTTTCAAAAAATTGTTGTGCTCAAAACTTGATCCGGTAAACGTGCCGCACTTTTTTGACGGTTCGTTTTTGCCCTTGTTGTTTCCTCTCGGCATGGTAATTATACTTCCTTGCCAGCCAGAATCCATCCTTGCCGTCTGTGTCATGCTTTTTTCGCCACCGACTTGAGTGTATTTGCCAACTCGCGCAAGCATAAACCTAAGCCTTTCCCCGTGCAACGTGTACTTCGGGTCAGCATCTGGCTCCAAAATATCCTTCAAAAGGATATGACTGTCCGGCGGCTGCCCTATCGTTGATCGGACGTTGCCGAACAGGTCAAGAGGGGCGGCCCTGATGTTCGTCCAGTAGTACCGAACTCGGTTTTGGGCGGATACGCGGGCGCTGTTGATTACAATAGGCTCAACGCCTAAGTGCTGCGAGATTATGTCGCGCCACGCCTTTTTCATCGGCACGTTTTCGAGCAGGAAGTACCTCGGCTGCAATTCGTTTTTCAAACGCACAAACTCAAAAAACAGACGGCTACGCGGATCGTCAAAGTTCAGCCCTTTCCCAGCCACCGAAAACCCCTGACAAGGTGAGCCGCCAAACAACAAATCTATTTTCGGTAACCTATCAGCCGTAACACCGCAAACGTCGCCTAACTGGATAGTATCCGGGTAGTTCGACTTTGCTACCTTGATTGCGTGCGGGTCAATTTCCGAAGCGAAGTAGTTGTCGTACCGGATTCCGGCGCGGTCAAGCGCAAGCCTGCCGCACGACATTCCATCAAAAATGCTTAGGACGTTCATTTTCAATACTGGTGAAGTCGGTATGGCAGGATTACGGACGACTTGCCGCCGGAGTTCGGGTGTACCAGTTCAGTAACCGGCTTCACCCCCTGCGCGGCGTATGCGGCCCGGTCAATCGCGTATCCAAGCGCCCGGCGTGTTTCGTGCGGCATCGGGACGGCTGCGATGTCCCGCTTTGCGTCCCTGGATCGGTACTGCTGCTCCGGCGGAACGTGTTTTGCCCGATCTTCCGGCAGTGCGCAAAACTGGATCATTTTGGCGGCGCATTCGCGGATATATGCCCGGCCTTTCGGGGCTATGTCTGCTTTGTGCTGCTCAAGGAAGGTTTCGATGCCTTCTGATGCGGTTGGCGGTGTGAATGTGTGCGTCATTTTTTCAAAAAGTTGGTGAGAAAAACCAAAAATGAATCTGTTGAGCGGCACTCAAAATACACGCCGCCCGCTTTTTCGATCTCGAACGCCCGGCGTTTTTGATCTTCGCTCAAGCGGTCTTTGCCCGCTTTGACTTCGATTGCCACGAACCGGCCCCGGATGCTGGCGATTACGTCGGGAAGCCCTTTTTCGGTGTTACCGCGCCGGTGTACCTGCTTTGCTTCGTCCCATACCCCTACGTTGTTGATCCGGTAGGCGACACACCCCGGCTGCATATTGACGGCCCGGATTATGTTCGCGGTGATGCAGTTTGCGGTTTCTTTTTTAATGAGCACGTCAGTTGGATTGAATACGTTTAGCGTGACACGCGGGGTCAACGCCGATGAATACGGGTTTTGTCATTTTTAAAAAGGCGTTTCGTCATCCTCCACCCGGTTAACGGGCATCGGCTGGTAAGTAGATTTAGGAAATTGCGTCGGCTGAAATTCGGGGGGCGGTATGTCCTTCCATCCTTGCACTCCGGAAAAGTTGCAAAGAATGGTGCCGGTTATCCCTGTCTGATTTTTCAAAACCGACACTTCGCCCATCCCGGCGGACGGCGTTCCGTCTTCGAGGCACTCAACCCCGTAGTATTCGGGCCTGTGCAGGGATATGACAACGGTAGCGTCCTGCTCCAGCGCCCCGCTTTCGCGTAGGTCTGACAATTGCGGCCGCTTGTCCGCCCGTGCAGTAGCGGCCCTGCTCAACTGGCTTGCCGCGATTACAGGAACTTGCAATACCTTCGACAAGTGCTTAAGCATACCGCTAACCTCTGTCATTTCGGCCACGGGGTTTTTCAGATCGCGCGTCGTGCGCATTAACTGGATGTGGTCAACCAGCACGAACGAAAGAGGGTCGGCGTAGTGTTCGGTTTTGGCGATCTGACAAACTCGGTCAACGTTCACAACGTTGTCATGGACAACCAGCGGCATTTGCCGGATAAATTCCATGGCTTCACGCACGCGCTGCTTTTGCGCGTCCGTGGCCAAAGACCAATCGGCCTGCGGGTCAACGCCGGACAAAATGCCAACCATACGCTTGCGCACGTTCAGCCACGACATATCAGCCGAAATGAAAAGCCCGCGCGCGCCTGATCGGGCGAAGTTGATTAGATCGCAGGCGAGGTAGTGCGTCTTACCCATGCTTGGCCTTGCGGCAATGAGCGTAAGCGTTGCCGGGGCGTAACTGATAACCATGCGGGAATTTATCAGACTGCTTAGCGCAGGCTTGCATGGGTAGTCCGGCTCAAGTCCTTCAAACTTTAGTGCCGCCCATTTTTCAAGGTCATCGGTTTCGGCGGCTTCCGTCATCGGGTACGGCTCGTACTGCTTGTACACCTGCTCCCGCAATGCCTGCACGCTTGCCGCGTCATGCGCGTTTCCGCCGTGCAGGACTTTCGAGGCTATCAGGCACTCGATGTAGGTTTGGTAGGCGGGCTGGAAAAATGAAAGCGCATCTTCAACCGAAAAAGATGCCGACTCGGAAAGCAATGCAATTACCTCCGAATCTTCACGGTTTGCCTGTATTGCCACAGATCGCACGGAAACGGACTTGCCGGAACTTTGCAAGTCGAATAGCGCCCGCGAAATGTCCTGCACGTCCGTATCCGAAAACCATGCCGCCCGCATCCTGTGCGCGTGTTCGGCAAATTCGTGCGGGAACGCGATGCACGCGCCGAGCAGCGTGCGGGCTGCGCGGTTGTAGTCCCGGATGTACTGGCCGGAAACAAGGCCGACGGCGGCAGTGATGGTGTCGGTAGTGCGGCTTTTCATTGATCAAACAGCATATCATCCAAAGAGCCTGCACCATCAAATAAACTCATTTGCGAATTTGCAGAAAATCTGGTTTCGGCCTCTTTGCAGTTCAATACAGCCTGTTTGAAATAACTGTCCTTTAATTCAATTCCGATGGCCTTACGCCCCATGCTTACCGGGGAAAAAACCTCGCTACCAACGCCCATAAATGGGGTCAATACGACCTCGCCATCATTGCTGTACAAGTCAACGACGCGATCAATAACGTCAAGTTGAAGGGGGTGGACGTGCTTTTCGTCGTCTTCGTCTTTTGCGTCACGGAACGGAAGTACGTTGTCTATACGGCAGTCATCCCATACCGAAGACGCATAACGCTGCCATGTCAAATGAGAAAACTTATTTTCTCTTGGATCGCCCGAGAACCCATCCCACTTTTTTCGGAAAGCCTCATAGTCCCCATATGTTTCTTTGTGCGCATCCAAAAATGGTGTTTCTCCGGCATAGTGTGTAAGCCCATACGGGTGTTGAACCGGCACGGAGTTTACGCCATTTTTCTTGAATACAAGAAGGTAGTCAGGCATTGCCGTAAAACATTCGGTGCTGTCTTCAACGATCAGTTTGTGCATCAGGCTGCGAACCATTGTACGCATACGAACCTTTAGCGGCTCCTTCCATATCGTTACCGTGTTTCGGTGTTGAAAGCCATGCTTTTGGTGCAGTCTTTTTACCTCGTGCGGGAAGTCCCACATATTTCCATCCTTGCCAATTATATCGGTAACGTGTACCGCCGTAATCCGGCCCGGCTTTGTAACCCTTGCAATTTCGGCGATCAAAAACTCGTATTGCTCCAAAAACTGCTCCCTTGTTTCGCAATTTGAAAAATCGTTTTCATGGCTGCTGTAATTGTACAACCCCGCGAAAGGCGGAGAATACACCGAGAGGTCAATGCTTTCGGATTTAAGTTTTGGCAAAACGTGCATACAATCTGCACAGTATATAGCGTACTTGTCGGTTACTACTTGTTCTTTGACCATTTTACAAAAAGTTGGGAAGAGTGATTTGTTTGTCGAACTCCTTGCGCGACACATCGTAGGACGCGTTAAGGTTTTCGTTGAGTTTTGAAAAAAGTTCGTTGGCCTTTTGTGTCTTTGCCATCAGGCTATCCATTACCCTTTGCTGTCCGTCCGAGACAACAAGGTCGACGAAAACTGGTTTTGTCTGCCCAAATCGCCAAAACCGGCGTATTGCCTGGTAGTACTGCTCATAACTGAATGTCGGGAAATATACCGTGTGGTTGCAATGTTGCCAGTTCAAACCAAAAGCCGTAATTTTTGGCTTTGTGATCAGTTTTTTGATGTCTCCTTGAAAAAAAGAGAGTAGTAAATCTTCTTTTTTGTCAAGGCTCATGCTGCCTTTTATCTGGTATGCGCTTGCGTCCATTTCGTCCAATATGTCGGCCTCGTCGTTTAGGTTTGTCCAATAAACTGTGTGCTCATGCTCTTTTGAAAGTTGTACGGACAATGCGCACCGTTCCTCAATAGTGGCTCGCTGATCGGCCTTTATTTCGGGCAATGTTTTGGCGACTATATTGAAAAGTTGTATTTGACCGTTTACCGCCAAAGGCTTTTCGTTTTTCACTACATGGCTTCTCGTTACCAGTTCGGGCAAGATGTGGCGGCTGTCGTCAAATCCAAGGTCGGACGGCTTTCTCATCGAAATACTCCACCCGGATACCCAGCGAAAAAAAGCATCCTGAGCGTGCCCCTTTAGCCTCCATTGCGTGCCTATGTTTTGAGGAGAAACCGTGTCCTCGTTGTTGGTAAAAAACTTGGTCAACATATCCGTGTAACCAAGGCATCCAAGCGCTTCGCTACTTGTCCCAAGTTCGATAAAATCGTTAGGGGAAGGAGTGGCGGTAAACAGGTAGCGGTACTTTACCTTTCGAAGGAATGACGTAACCTGTTGCCGGATTGCGCCGTCAAAGTTTTTCAAAATGCTGCTTTCGTCAAGTATCACACAGTCAAAGTCGGACGGATCAAAATTGTGCAGCCGTTCGTAATTGCAAACTACAATCTTTGTTTTGCATGACCCGTCTTTACTGTACGATATGTCGTCAATGCCAAATTTTTCGGCCTCTTTGATAAACTGAAATGCGACCGCAAGAGGAGTTATGATTAGCACGGGCTTGTTTGTGTGCTTGGCATAATTTACGGATGTCGCTATTTCGATGAGCGTTTTCCCGAGTCCGGTATCAAGGAACACGGCACACCGGCCCTTTTTTACGGCGTATTCGGTAACATACTTTTGATAGTCAAACATCCCGTCCGGCAAATAATTGGCATCTATGCCAAAGTTTTGAGCGGAATGCCTCTTTGCGGCGATAAAAGATTCGTAATCCATTGCTACATTTTTTTTGATCGTGAAATTTTGTATGCTTGATTGATAATATCCCGCTCCGCGACTCCGCACGGCGCGTACCGCTCCTGTACGAACTCAATCAGCGGCTTTTCGCCGTCGTATTCCCGGAACGTCTGTGCAAGGACTTCGGCAAGGTTGTCCCGCGTGTAGCGGTACTCCCTGACAAGGCGGGCGTTTTCATAGTCAACGTGCTCGCTAAAATATATCAACTCTGATTTTGCGACAAGATGCCCCTCTGTGACAATCTTGCGGGCAATGAATCTGCGCAAAGCGAAGTCCGTTTCTTCGCTTTGCCTGGTCACCATGTCCGAGTACAGCGCGTTATACCTGTCCAAGTAGGCGTTAACAAATACGAAGATGCTTTTGCCCTCAAATGCAAGTTTTACCTTTCTTCCAGCCGCTTCAACAACCTGCTTTTTTTTAATTGCAAGCATCAGTTCAACCCGGTCTTTCTCTGTGACAATCGGCCCGATGCCGATTTCGTCGTACGTCCTTAGGCGTGCCAGCGCAGACACGTCGGTGATCGTGCCGAAGGCGCGGTGCAGGTGGTTCAAGATGGTGGCGATGTGTTCCATTATGCTAACAGGTTTCTGGAAAAAAGAATAAGTGCGGCCTTGTCGGCGGCTTCCATACTCAGGTAGTGCTCGTCGGGAGAAATCCCTGTGTCTTTGCAAAAGCGGTCAAATTCATCGTAGCCTTTTACAGGGCCAAATTTCTTGATAAACTCAGGCAGGAAAAATTGTCGAATGGTCATAGCTTTGCAAATTTAACCGGCCCTGCCGGGGCGGCGTATGGTGAACGGTTGATTTGTTGTTGTGGTTTGGGGCGTAAACGCTCAACTACTTCAGGTTTACGCGACCAGTTGAAAAAATGCTGTCGCAAGTCATTTGGCCCGCCGTGCGTAATTGTTTCAGCCACGAGGGCGAAGGCGTCTATTGCGGTTTCGTATTGTGATTCCGGCAGGCCGGTTTCTTTTTGGAATCTTTCGACGCAGCGGAAGTCTGTGCGCATCTTTTGAAGTTCGCCGGACGGCGTGAATGGCTGCCATGCAGGCGCGGCGGGGGGGGGCGGCGCGGAACTGGGGTGGGGATTGCCTGCGGCGCTTTTATCATTTAGGCTGAAAGTTTCAGCCGTCGGAGGCGTCGCGATTTCGTCTACTTCTTTCTTTTTTCTTTCTTTTCTCTCTTCTTTATTTGGTAAACTTTGTTTACGTTCGACGTAAACTTTGTTTACGCCTTCATGTAAACTTTGTTTACGTTCGACGTAAACTTTGTTTACGCCTTCGTCGGCATCTGCAAACATCGCAGATGCCCGGTAGCACCCTGTTTTTGCGTCCTGTTCAACAAGCCCAATACCGGACAAACGAGCAAGCATCTTGAAAAGCCCCTGCCGTGTGATACCTACAAAATCGGCAATTTCTTCGCGACTATCACTGCACCAACCAGGTGCTTTTTGTGATGGGTACGCCTGCCGAAAAAACAGGTAGGCGCAAAGTGCGTATTCGTCGCGGGTGATGTCGAGCGACTTGCGGGCTACCTCGTTGATGTGGGTTTTAGTGCGCTTCATTTCATTTATGTTTTAACGGGCCAATGTAATTTTTTGGATCGAATTGCGGGTCATTGTCATTGATTCTCAAAAACTCATCAAAAAACAAAAAAGACTGATTCAGTATTAATGATGCTTGACCCGGTGTTAAACCGGCACTAAAAAACGTGTAACACATTAATGTGAACTCATCGCTAAACGATGGTGCATTATCAGCAGCGTTATCCCATTCGGAAAATTCATTGCTAAGCCCATCGCAAACAGATTCAATCCATGAATGAAATCCGTCGTCTGGTGGTGTTGTAAGGTATCTGTCCAGTGAAATTGAAAAATTATTCATAATCCTGAAAATAAAAAACCCTTTGAAAGTGGAGCGACGGCGCTGGGGGCGGCCTACAAGGTGATGACGCACCTTTATCGCTCCACCTGCAAAGGGCAGGTGTGTGTAAGTATCTTTTCGTTGTCCCGTCATGGACTTCGCTACACTACCGGATTTCCCACGTCCGGCTGCCTCGTTTGGCGCTACAAATATAGCGGTGTTTTTCAAGTTTGCAAACCATCGCACCACATTTTTTTCCAATAGTTCCAATTCCCGCTTTCGCCGATTTCCTGCGCGTACCGCTCGGCTTTAAACACCCGGCACTCATCGCATACGTATGCGGCTTCGCCGGGGCTAAACCGATGCGTTAGGATGGTGTAGTTTGTCTGCGGAACGCCGTTCCGGCGGACGGTTTTTGCGCATAAAATGCACGGCGTTTCAATTACTGTCCCGTTTTTCATGTTCGTAAATTATAGCGCCTAAGATGACGGCGCAAATTAGTAGTGGCCCCATTTTATACCTGTTTTGCACGTTCAACAATGTCTTTCATTGAATCTTCATTCGATGCGTAGAAATCCGGCACATACCCCGAACAGGCGTTATAGATCAATGCCCCGGAAGCACTTGTTCCGTACTTTTCTTCAAGTTCGCGCCCTTGCGGGTGAAGCACTACCGCCCATCCGGCCCGGCAATGCGTTGTTTCGCAGGTATGCCAAGACCCCATTTCAAGGGAGTT